CATGAAATATTTAATCGCACTCTGGCTAGCAGTTACAGCCCCCTTCGTTTATGCCACTTGCACATACACTAACTACTGCGGACCTAATGGTTGTGTCTACTGCTCGACCTGCTGCTATGGGAACCAGTGCAATACCACCTGTAACTGATGGCTGTTACTAAACAAATACCGTCACTTAAAGACTGGGGTGGTGTCCAAAACGTCCAGAAGCGTCTGGGTGGATCGGCCACCATCGCCAAGAACAGGGAAGCTGTCGCCTACTCCCTGCTGACTATTGCCAATACCAAGCTCACCGACATCATGGAGTGGGACGAACAAGGCAATATTAAGGTCAAGGCTAGCAAAGATATCCCAGAACACGCACTGCAAGCCATTAAGTCCATCAAAGTCAACGAACGACATGACAAAGATGGCGGTTCTGTACGGACATTGGACATAGAACTATACGATAAAGTCGGCGTACTTCGTATACTTGCCAAGGCCAGTGGATTGCTAGATACACCAGAAGAGTCAGACAAGCCGTCAGTCATCGGTATCAATGTCAAGGCTCCAGATATTATCGATGTGGAGGATGTTCGTGAAGACCAAAGAGCCGAGTAGTAAAGAACTCCCCGTCACAGGATTAAATCTCGACTTCTCCACCAGCCCAATGGTGTGGAAGTTCTTGCAGTCTAAGTCATTTGTGCGCGGAGTCATGGGACCAGTAGGCTCTGGTAAGTCCTATGCTTGCTGCGCTGAGATCATGATGAAGGCGGTTCAGCAGAAACCGTCACCCGTGGATGGTATTAAATATAGCCGCTTTGCCATCGTGCGAAACAGCTATCCTATGTTGAAAACCACCACGATCAAAACATGGATAGACCTGTTCCCAGAATCGACATTCGGGCCACTTCTGTGGACACCACCGATTACCCATCACATCAGGCTACCTGCCAGAGACGGTGCTGCTGGCATCGATTGCGAAGTCATCTTTCTTGCGCTGGATCAGCCAAAGGATGTGAGAAAGCTGCTCTCTCTGGAGTTGACGGGTGCATGGGTCAACGAAGCACGGGAATTACCTAAAGCAGTTATTGATGGCCTGACTCACCGAGTCGGTCGATACCCAACAAAGCGTGATGGCGGTGCTACTTGGCACGGCATCATCATGGATACCAACCCAATGGATGATGACCATTGGTGGTTCAAGATGGCAGAAAAGGAGAAGATGAGTGGGGCGTACAAGTGGGAGTTCTTCCGTCAGCCGGGTGGAGTCATCGAGGCAGACTTGGGTGAATTACCAGAGAATCCTGAAGCAAACGATCATATATTTAGTGCAGGCCGATGGTGGAAGCCTAACCCTAAGTCAGAAAACATCTCTAACCTCCCTGCTGGATACTACCAACAGATGCTCTTGGGGAAAAACCTCGATTGGATCAGATGCTACGCCGAAGGAAAATACACCTACGTCCAAGAAGGCAGACCCGTCTGGCCTGAGTACGACGACAATTTAATGTCAGCCGACTTGGAATACGACCCGAGTCTGCCCATTCAAGTAGGACTCGACTTCGGTTTGACCCCAGCAGCAGTCATTGGACAGAAAACCACCGCTGGTGGATGGAAAGTTCTGCACGAAATCGTCACCTTCGACATGGGTCTGGAGCGTTTTGGTCAGCAATTGTTGACTGAATTGAACGCCCGGTTCCCCAAAGCTCAGATTATGATCTGGGGGGACCCCGCCGGTATGCAGCGTGACGCTATTTATGAGGTAACTGCCTTCGACCACCTGCGAACACTAGGATTACGCGCACAGCCTACCCCAAGTAACGACTTTAAAGTACGCCGGGAGTCAGCGGCCATGCCTATGCAGCGTCTAATCCAAGGAAAACCGGGGCTGCTGGTGGATAAATCCTGCAAGCTTCTGCGTAAATCGCTGGCTGGTGGCTACCATTTCAAGCGAGTCTCCGTCGGTTCAGGCCAAGAACGCTTCCGCGACGCACCCAACAAGAACGAACACTCCCACGTCGGTGACGCTTTCGGCTACCTGCTGCTGGGAGGTGGCGAACACCGCAGAATGACCAAATCCCCACTGGGTTTAGGCGGTCAATTCATCCAACAAGGCAACGCCTCTACCGACTTCGACGTATTTGCTTAAATAATGATATCTGCGTGATATCATTGTATTGCTGTTTACGGCAAAAGGAATACAATTTCTTCCAAATATTTGTTGGGAGGTACTATGGCATTCTGGATTTCAGCCGCTATTCTGGCAGGCTCCACTTATCAAGCGGATCAAGCAAGACGATCAGCGACCAAAGCACGGCAAATGGCGACGCAAGAGGCGGCTACTGCACAAAAAGCGGCTGATGCACAGCTACTTGAGCAGCAAAAACAAACCTCTATTGCAAAAGAACGGCTTTCTGCTGAGACCGCCAGATACGCCGAACAAAAATCCACAATGGAGGCCGAAGCCCAGCGAATTGCAGAACAGCTTGAGTCTGAACGTAGAGCGATGGGGCAAGAAGAATCTTCAAAAATGAGAGCAAGATTGCGTGGTGGTCGTCGCGCATTACTCTCAGAAGAACGACTCGCCCCAGAAATGGGAGTCCTCGGCGCAGGAGTATCTTATGGCTAAGAAAGTAACAGCGCGAGGCCGTGATATTCAACGGCTTACCTCACAATATCAGCAGCAAATCGGCGAAGTTGGTAGCCAGATTTCTAAAACCTTGGAAACACCAAGTGGATTAGACGTGTTCCAGCAGCAATCAGCCGATTATCAAAAGCGCTTACAAGATTATCGAAAGATGATAGATGAATATCAGAAAGACCCATATGAGCGCATGACAGTTCCAACAGCAAAATATAATTTTAGGGCAGGTAGCTACGATCTAAATATGCCGCAAGGCGTGGTCAACTATAACCAGCTTCAGGATTGGACTATTGAGCGTATTGGTAGAGAAGTAAAGACCAATAAAGGCAGAACGCCAGATATGGCGTATGACATTGTGCTTAGAAAAGATAAGCCGTTCCCCGGCAAGTTTGCTGAAGAAGCGCCAACAATGCCAGAAACAGGCGCAAGAACAGAAACGCTCCAAGCATTAGAGCAAAAAAAATCAACATTGGGAGAAGAATTCCAGCGCGAAATCTCTGAGCGCAAGTCAGCTAGATTGGCAGCAACCAGCCGTAGAGAACGGTCGCGCCCTATGTTATCGAAAGGAACCTCATTAAATGGATAAGTTTGACAAGAAGGTTCGTAAAGTCATGCGCGAATACAAGGCTGGCTCACTGCACTCTGGCAAAGGCGGTCCAGTAGTCAAAGACCCAAAGCAGGCACAAGCAATTGCTCTGTCCGAAGCTCGTAAAGCGACTAAACAAAAGGCTTAATCATGTCACTCAAGATTACTATTGAAGAGCAAGAAGACGAAGAAGAGAAGATGCCGTCTGCTAAAGACTTGGCACTGAAACGCAAAGCAATGCGGATGATGGCAAAGATGCACGGTAAGAAGAAGCCGGGCAAGATGGAAATGCCTGAGTACGATGAAGAAGAGGATGATTAATGGCTGTTACTGAAGTCACCCTTGAATCGCTGACAACCAAGTCAAGGTTTGTCACGCAGGTTCAAAAGAACAACGCAGGTAACTACGTTGTTGCGGGTGCTGATGCGCCATCGATTATGGTGGACGTGAATCACCAGCGTAACCATGATGGCAGAGCTTGGTTTGCTTATAAGCTGAACCCAGAGTCAGCGCCATTGGCTGACAATGCCAGCATTGATATCGTGATGGCATCAGCGTCAGGCGTGTTCCCCCATTTGACTGTTGACGCTTTGTGCCTTGGTGATGCGGAGCTTTATATTTATGAGAATGCGGTTGCGACAGGTGGCACGGCGTTTACTCCTATCAACCGGAATCGCAATTATACGACTAGCAGCCAAGTTGCCATGATTATCAACCCGACAGTTACATCGTTGGGAACGCAGTTAGACGCTCAAATCCTGCCCGGCGGCAGTGGTAAGAAGTCAGGTGGCGGCACAGCAGGGTCTCTTGAATATGTCTTAAAGCCCCTGACGAACTATTTGTTCAGGCTGACGAACGTAAATGGTACAGCACACGCTGCTCACCTTGCTCTGGAGTGGTACGAATAATGGCTGAACTCAACCTTACCCCCGCAGAACAGAATATTGTCAAATATCACCGCAATTCTATTACCACAGGTAACGTAGGCACTGGCCCAAATGGCGAGCCAGTTACTGTTTATTCATCAACAATTTATATACCAGAAGGCAAATACAAGGGTAAGTTTGCTACCGTGCCGGGATGGGTTAATAACAAAATTGTTAAGGATGAAGATGAGTTGTATAAAACTTGGAAGGCTGACATAGACAAAGGCAATTGGCCTATTTATGACAGCGGCCCTGCTGGCGGCAAGAGAGCAGAACAAATCCATGTGATTATGGACAACGAAGAACAGCAGGCCCGTGCAGCAATGAAGCCACGGCAGGCAGAACGCTCAATGCTTATGAAG